TTACATCCACATAATTTGCTGCCCTGACGGCAACGGGTGCGGCCTTACGGCGTGGACTTTTCCCGGCTTCACAATGTATCGCTGTACCGACTCATAAGTGATGAACGTGGCGCTGCAATTCACGTTCTGACACTGGTGATAACGCTCTTTTGTCGTGTCAGTGATATAGCGACTTGTACGCGCATGTGCGGCATGCTGACATAAAGGACAATGAAACATCGCGAGCACCTCTTCCGGTTTTGTTGATGGTGCCATTTTAGTTAATTTACCCTTATAAAACAAACAGATAAAATAAAAACATCACTCATTATCTTCTGTTTCGTACTCCACATCAGAAAGCCTGACCTCAAGCTCTAAGGACGTCGTGAAGCCGCTATTATTCAGAAAGTGTGTCACCTTAGTGATTGTCCAGTCCTGCTCGTCTATGACGCGCTTAAAGCCAGACACTTTGACCGGTGTTTCCGTGTAAATATCTGCCCGACCGGTAGCCAGGCTGATGGAGAACTCCGCGACGCCCCGTTGCAGTTTGTCCCACTTCGCCTGAGCGGCGCGCATGGCCTGCGCTTTCGTGGCATATACCGTGGTCAGGGCAAAAACGTTGTCAGCCTCACCTGCCATGTATTCACCTTCGCGCGCTTCCGATACTTTTGGCGCTTTCTTCTGCGTGACTGGTTTCGCTTTCGGGTGTTCCAGTGCGCGCAGGTGTTTTTCTTTCTTTTTGCGTTTCAGTTTTACCTTCTGCTTTTGTGGCTTCGGGTCTTTGGTGTGTAACCACTTTGCCGTTACGCCGGTATAGGCTCCACGGTCAGCAATCGCAAAATGATGGCGGTCGCCGTCGCTGCGGGTGATGGTAATCTGCGGGATTTTTTTACCGCTGGCCGTCACCCCCTGCCCCGCTTTGAGAAACAGCAGTTTTCCCATTTTTACCGACACCTCACCGCCGTTGCGTTCTGCAAGACGGGTCAGGAATTTTGCATCAGACTCCTGCGACTGGTCGATGTGCGGGATTTTAATTCCGGCCAGTGACGGAGCGACACTGGCTTCCAGCCTGTTACGGGAGGCTATCGCCTCAACAATCGCACCGAGCGTGGTGTCATGCCAGGAGCCTTCACGGCGGGAATTGAGCGTGCCACGAAAATCTGCACTCCGGGCACGGATGGTGACAACATCCGGCGCGCCCCGGTGTTCTACCTCATCAACGGTGAATTTCCCTTTGCATACCAGGGCAAAACCTTTCCAGCCGATATACACCGTCAGGACAGCGCCACGAACCGGCAGTTCGACCTGCCCGTCGGCATCGTTCAGTTCAATATCAAGCTGGTCAGCCTCAAAGCCCCGGTTATCCGTCAGAGTCATGCTCATCAGACGGTCGCTGATATTGCCGGTAATATCCCTGCTGTCGAGCATCAGCATGTAATCCGGCGTCAGCGTACTGCCTGCATCAAATGTCAGCGCATCCGGCATTATCCCACCCCCGTCATCCCCGTGAATTTAGTCGCCATACTGCCAGCCTTACCGATGAGCGACTCCGCCTGTTTACCGATATCGCCATAAAGCGCGGCCAGTGATTCGTCAACGCGGGTGAGCGACAGCGTAAAATCAATTTTTCGGGGTGTGCCGTCTGCAAAGAAAATACTCCCTGTTTCACTCACCCTGCTGATGACATACATGCCGTAAATCATGCCAGTGCCATCCAGCAACGGCCACGCCCGGCCTTCATCTGCCATCAGCCTGAGCGTGGTCATCGTCAGCTTTCCGCCGGTCAGTTCGGGATAAAGCACACCGGCAAGCGTCATGTTTTCCTCACCCACACCGAGAAACTGGTAGGCCTCCCGTTTACCGATACGGGAATTTGACGGCCAGCGATAATCTGATTCACGCTGCATGGTCTGGTGTGGCAGCGTCTGGCGCATAAAAACAAACATACCTAACGCGAGCATCATTTTTCGTCACCTCCTTAACCGTCATGCATCATGCTGGCACGGGCGCGCGCACGTTTATCCCGCTCGTATTTTTCGAGCGCATCCTGTAACTGGCGGTCAAGCTGTGTCCCCGGCTCAGTACCACCCGTCAGGCTGATGTGATATTCGTTTTTACTCTGGTCTACATAAGAGCGGCCAGCCGGTGCCGTGACCGGCTGATAAGCCTGATAGCCTGCATAAGAGCTGGTCGCCGGAATATAACCACCGGTGCCATACGTGGCGGCATTAGTCCTTGCGGCGGTCTGGTCAAGTGTGTCTGACTCTTTGTTGATAACACCGAGTTTTTCCAGTACCCAGTCAATACCACTGCGCAGTTTGTTGAACGCATTAAGCGGCAGCATCAACGCGTCAGCCAGTGCCTGCCCGAACATGACGCCCGTGTCACGGCAACGGTTCAGGGTGTCCTGTGTGGCTTTAACCGGGGCAATCAGGTTTTTAAACCACTGCCACGCGGCCTGTAACTTTTCGCCCAGCCAGTCAAACACCGGCTTCAGTGGCGTGAACAGTTCTCCCACCGGCGCAAATGCCGCTTTCAGCCCTTCCACCACACCGCCAAAGAATGCGCTGACAGGCTCCCAGTATTTACGGATAAGCAACGCCCCGGCGACAATGGCGGCCACCACGGCCACAACCGGCCAGCTAATCGCCCCGATGGCCGTCATAACAGCACTGCCAACCGTCGTGAAGATTGCCCCCATTGCGCCTGCTGCCGCGATGATGGCATTGATGCCAGTGATAACCGGCCAGGCTACGAGGCCAATGGCACCGATGACAGCAGTCAGCGCCAGTGCGCCACCGGCAATGAGGCCGATGGTTGACGCCAGTGATTTGTTTTTCTGGATCCAGCCATCGAGTTTTAACACATACTTTGTGGCCGTCTGTGTGAGATTACGCAGTGCGCCTTCCTGCTGGTCAAACAGGTCAGTCCCCACCGCCTCATAAGCAGACTGAAACTCCTTAAAGTCACCGCCGAGGTTATCCTGCATGATTTTAACCAGCTCTTCCGTTTTACCGTCCGAGGCTTTCAGCGTGGCGGTCAGCTTATCCAGTTTTCGGCACTTAAATCGCCGTTCGTCTGCGGGTCACTGCCCGGCATCGGGCAAAGGCTCACTTTCGGGCAGGCGTTGGGGACAATCACTGGCGTCGGTGCAGGCGTGGCGCTGGTGCAACCGGCGCACAGCATCAGGCAGGTCAGCACCGTACCAGCGGCGAAAATCTTCGTTCTCATTAAGTAACCTCGTGATGGTTTTCTCGCGCTGTGCTTCACGTTTCGCGGCGTTCTCCAGTTCCTGACGCAGTGCCACCTGCGCCAGCTCGTTTTTATCTGCCCTGGTGAGCGCAACATGAAGCTGATTTTTCAGCATGGTGATGGTCGTCTGCTGACCGCTGGCGACGTTGTTCGCCCTGTCCAGCGAGGCGCGCAGGCTGGCATTTTTGTGTTTCACCAGAAACAGACCGGTCACCGCCAGCGATAACAACACGACCAGCACAATCATCAGCTTTGACATAGTTCCCGCCCCTCAAGACGCTGACGACAGGCTTTACGTATCAGCCGGAAAAACAGCGATACCACGAGATAAATCAGTGCGGTAAAAATCCACCCGGCAGCGACCAGCGAGATAAACGTCGCCACCATCACCACCAGACCCACCGCCCGTCTGCGCCACGGCACCGGCTGCAAAAACAGCGACGTGACAATCTTCACGACCATCGATTCCGGCGGCAGCTCCCGCCCGTAGCGCTCCAGTACATACTCAGTGGCATACACGCCGACACCACAGGCAACCACACAGATAACCGTCGCCAGAATCGCCCAGGTGGCGACAAAACTGACGGCCACGCTCTGCGGGTAAATCAGGGACAGTGCCAGCATCAGCGCCAGCGACACGTTCAGCATCAGTGAAAGGGATAATTTCTTCATGGTGTTTACTCCGTTTTAAGGGCAGGGGGAAACCGTAATGCCGGTTATTAACACGCATCAGAATATCGCCGCCTTTCTCGACATGCTGGCCGTGTCCGAAGGGACGGCGAACCATCCGCTGACGAAAAACCGGGGCTATGACGTGATAGTCACCGGACTGGACGGAAAGCCGGAAATTTTCACCGACTACAGTGACCACCCGTTCGCACATGGCCGACCGGCGAAAGTGTTTAACCGTCGCGGTGAAAAATCCACGGCATCCGGTCGCTATCAGCAGCTTTACCTGTTCTGGCCGCACTACCGCAAACAGCTTGCCCTGCCGGATTTCAGTCCGTTGTCACAGGACAGACTCGCCATTCAGTTGATCCGCGAACGCGGTGCACTGGATGACATCCGGGCGGGACGCATTGAGCGCGCCATTTCACGCTGTCGCAATATCTGGGCGTCCCTGCCGGGTGCCGGTTACGGTCAGCGTGAGCATTCACTGGAAAAACTGGTCACCGTCTGGCGTACCGCTGGCGGCGTACCGGCTTAAGCGGCGCTGAATGGCAATCTCAATCACCTGATAACCGGCGATACCCAGCATGGAGCCGATGCCGCACACCGCAGGCAGTGACAGGTCAGGAAACTGCACCAGAACAACACCGGCAACCATCGAGACAAAACCACCGAGCAACATGCGCCCGATAAACAGACGCGGGGTGATGGGTTCACCACCGGCAAGCACCTTGCCGACAACAATCAGCACCCCAATCATGAAAAGCGACAGGACGCTTTTTTCTTCTGCTGTCATGCGTTACTCCCACAGATTGACAGTTTCAGCCACGGGCGCGGTCTGAACGTCGGGCAGTTCGACGGCGGTGCCGTGCGGCAGCACCGCACCCAGTTCAGCCAGTCCCGGATTTGCGGCGAGCACAGCCTCGACCACGCCCTCAGTGCGTCCGTAATACCGGACACAGATGGCGTCGAGCGTGTCGCCCTGTAGCGCAAAGGTCTTCATCAGATTTGACTCACGATGCAGCGCGGCTTGTCCTGGATGCGCGCCACTGCCCAGCGCATATCCCGCCACAGCTCATCAATGGTGCTGTCAATGCTGTCGGCCTTCTTGTCGCCCTTGGCACTGGCATCCACGCCGCGGTAACGCTCATAAAGCGACGCGGTCGCCATCGCACACACGGCGCGCTCGTAGTAAAAAACTTTGATGCTTTCACCGTCGATGTCGTCCGCCGGAACGTCCGCCAGACGCGTAAAACCGGCGGCAATTGTCTGTTCGCGGTACTCGTACAGCTCCGCATTCGTCTCCGCCATGCCTGACTTGATGGCCTCACGCAGACGGGCGGGGGCGACGGTCTGCTCAAGGCGCATACGTTCCCGGACGCGCTTCGGGTCGATATCGGGAAAAAAGAACGTGTTTTTAATCACCGGCTCGTCGCCTGCCGGTTGCGGGATAACCACCGTACCCTCACCGGACACGGGAGCCTCCTTTCGCGGAATAATCAGCGTCATCATGACTACCTCTGAAAAGTCGGGCGGTGGACGCCGGTGTAGTGTCAGGTGATTCACCGTCACTGACCGGCGTGCCGCCCTGGCGCGGGGCGCATTCGGTTGTTAACTGGCTTTCTTTTTCGGGCGTCCACGTTTTGCCGGTGTCACGCTCCGGGTCTTACGCGGAGTGCGGGTGGCCGCTTTGGGCTGCGGCTCCGGCTTCGGTTTCAGCTCCCGCTCCAGTCGTTCAATCTCTTTTTTGACGCCTGCCTGACAGTCGAGCTGTGTCGCACGTTGCAGGTGCGCCAGCGCACCGGCGGCATCACCAGCGTCACGCAGAAACAGACCGGTGATTTTGTGCAGCTTTGCGCGCACTTCATCAGGCATGTCAGCCGTGGCGGTCAGTTCGAGGGTGTCCGTCAGCAGGCGGGGATTCACAGACTCACCGGCAGCGTGAGCGCGCATGGCCGCAAGCGCCACCTCCTCGGTGAACATGTACGGCGGGGTGCGGCGGTGTTTACCCGGCATGGTCAGACCGTACTTCAGGGCATAACGGGCAATCTCCAGCGCACCGGCAATATCGCCGGTATCCAGACGCCACAGCATGACCGTCATCAGAATGTCATCCTGTGCACCTTTGCCCTGCTCCAGCACGCCGTTCACCCACGGCAACCAGAACGGCAGCAGTTCGCGTTTTTTCGCGGCCTTCAGCTCTTTTGAATAAATTGCTTTCAGTGTGCGCTGGTCTGCGGCCAGCTTGACCAGCATCTGCTCATAGACAGTTGCATGTCGCAGCGGGGCGGCTTCCCGCTGCGCGGTCATCGCTGCCGAGACCCGCATCATGTGGCGCTGTGCGGGACTCGTCATCGGTTACGCTCCCGGCTCTGCGGTCGCCTTAGCCGGTGTGGAGAAATCACCGACCTTAATTTTTTCCACCAGACAACCGGCGGCGTAGTCTTCCACCACGTAATCAATGTTCATTGACTCGTAGTTCTCCACGCGGTCGAGTTTCGGGTTTTCCTCAATCACGCGGCGATGGCTGTCATCCATGTAGTAGATGGACAGGTTTTCCAGCTTCGTGATGAGCATCGCATCCGCCGGGAAGTACGGGACGCGTACCGCCGGCAGGTTACCGATGCGTTTCTGACTGATGATGACGTCAGCGGCCAGCATTTCGCTGTTGTCCTGCTCCTTGTTGACGATGGGGAAATACTTGTCCGCCAGTAGCTGACGCCCCACAATCACCACAAGGTCAGGGTCTTCCTGATACCACGGCTCAATCAGGTTGTTGGTCGCATCCATCACCAGTGCATCGAGGCTGGCATAATCACCGCCCTTACCCACGCGGATGACCTCAGAGGTCGTGTGACCTTCCTCGTCCGTAACCTTGCTCATCACGCGCGCCGGGGCTTCATTGCGGTATTTCTGCAGCCAGCCGACCGCCACATCCTGCAGCATCGGATTGCTGCTGCGGTCAGAGGTTTCTGCACGCTTCACACCGTTAAAACCGGCCATGATGAAATCAAGGGACTGGCGTTTGATAATGGCGTTACGGACACGGAGCTGGAAATCCTGATAACGCGCCCACAGGTCAAGCGTTTTGTAGCGGATATAAAAATCGAAGTTAATCTGGTCGCATTCGTACTTGTTTGACGCCAGCTTCGAGAAGTCCTTCGGCTGACGCTCGGTGCCACCGGCGGTGTCGGTGGTGCTGGCGATGGAGCCGGTGACACCGATACCAATTTTTTCCCCTTTCATTTCGCTGACCGGCACAATGTTGATGCGGGTCAGAAAGTCAGAGGACTCCTGCATGGTGTTCATCAGGGTCTGGGTGACCGACGGTTCAACGGTGAATTTTTTCGACACATCACCGGCGTCGATGCCGTTCAGTTCGGCAACACGGGACAGGTAAGCATTAAATTTAAAGCGGGTTTCCTGGCGCATAGTTTTTCCTGAAATTAAGGGTTAATCGTGAAGGTTTTCCCGGACTGACTGACGCCGGTCAGCAGTTCGTCATCAGGGCGTCACCGCCACCACCGGTGGCCTTGCTGCGGCGCTGCTGGGTCAGACTTTCGGTGTGGTCGAGACTGTTTTTCAGGCGGGTGAATGCCTGGCTGGTTTCATCCGCCCTGTCAGTCACCTCCTGCTTAAGTGAGGAAAAGGCGGTTTCCATCTCAGCGAGGCGCTGCTCAGTGGCGCTCAGTTTTTCCTGCACATGTTCAGCGACAGCGGTCACCGCTTCATGCACGTCATTCAGACGGGCATCATCGCTGGCCTGTTTGCGGCCAAAAATGGACTTCACCTTTTCGGTCAGGGCGGTGAACACGGTTTCAGGCAGGTCTTCAAATTCCAGCTCAACAGGCGTTGCCACTGAAATCAGGTTTTCAGGGCTTAATTTGAAGCGGTTCAGGGGGTTGTGTTTTGCCGTGCGGCAGAATTCCAGGTATTCCGTGCCGAGGCTTGCCGGGTCATCGGTGACGGCCAGCCCCACCAGATAACATTTGCCGGTATTGGCAAAGTTCGGCTGAATTTCCATTGAGGTATAGACCTTCTGCGCGGCCTTGTTCATCGCGATAAGGTCATCGGTCGGGGTGATTTTCGCAAACAGCGCCCATTTGCCTTTCAGCGCCGAATCATCGTCAATCTTTTCGGCCTTCAGTTCGGCCACATCGCCATAACGCTTAAAAATACCGTCAGGCAGGATGCCGCGCAGATGTTCCAGGTTAATGCGGCAACCATAGACACGCGGGTCAAAGGTTTCGGCCATTTCCTGAATATCCTGCGCACTGATGACACGCCCGTCACAGGTGTCACCCTCAACGCCGATACGAAAGAATTTTGAGACTTTTTTTGCCATTGTCAGGAGTCCTGAATAGTGATTAGAGGAGTCACATGTCGGCATCAGTTTCCCGACGATGCGCATCCTCCGCCATCAGTCCCGGATGGCTTATCACTGACACAACAGCACCTTAGCGAATCGCGGGGCGCGACTCAGTAGCCTTGCCGTGTATTCATCACGGCGAGGTATTCATGACCATCACCACAGACACCACTCTTTTACACGACCCGCGTCGTCAGGCGGCGCTGCTGTACTGGCAGGGGTTTTCCGTGCCGCAGATTGCCGCCATGTTGCAGATGAAACGCCCGACAGTGCAGAGCTGGAAACAGCGCGACGGCTGGGACAGCGTTGCCCCCATCAGCCGTGTCGAAATGAGTCTGGAAGCGCGGCTGACCCAGCTCATCATCAAACCACAGAAAACCGGCGGTGACTTCAAGGAAATTGACCTGCTGGGACGCCAGATTGAACGACTGGCACGGGTCAACCGCTACAGCCAGACCGGCAACGAGGCAGACCTTAATCCGAACGTCGCTACCCGTTCTGGTCGGGTGAACTGTTCAACCGGGGACGCGCCAGCGCCGCCGAACGCGTGGAAATCGACGTCAGTCATAACGCACTTGCCGGAGGTCTTCTCTGTGCGGACGGCCAGTGGCGGCAGATTGTCACCATTGAGGACGCCCTGAAAGGTGGCTGCACGCTGTTCGACATTGAGCAGCTTAAACGCGAAAACAGCGCCGACGATTTTAAAAACCTGTTCATGTGTGAATTTGTTGACGACAAGGCGTCGGTGTTCCCGTTCGAGGAGCTGCAACGCTGCATGGTCGACACGCTGGAAGAATGGGAAGACTATGCGCCGTTTGCCGCCAATCCGTTCGGCTCACGTCCGGTATGGATTGGTTACGACCCGTCACACCGTGGCGACAGTGCCGGATGCGTGGTGCTGGCACCGCCGGTGGTGGCCGGTGGCAAATTCAGAATACTTGAGCGTCACCAGTGGAAAGGCATGGACTTTGCCACCCAGGCTGAATCCATCCGCGAACTCACCGAAAAATACAACGTCGAATACATCGGTATTGATGCCACCGGCCTCGGTGTCGGCGTGTTCCAGCTCGTGCGCTCGTTCTATCCCGCCGCGCGCGATATCCGCTACACGCCGGAAATGAAAACCGCAATGGTGCTCAAGGCAAAAGACGTTATTCGCCGTGGCTGTCTGGAATATGACGTCAGCGCCACCGACATCACCAGCTCGTTTATGGCTATCCGCAAGACCATGACCAGCAGCGGACGCAGCGCCACCTATGAGGCCAGCCGCAGCGAGGAAGCCAGCCACGCCGACCTCGCCTGGGCGACCATGCACGCCCTGTTAAATGAGCCACTCACCGCGGGTATCAGCACTCCGCTGACATCCACCATTCTGGAGTTTTACTGATGAGCAAGAAAAAAGGGAAAACACCGCGACTAGCGGCAAAAAAAATGACCGCCAGCGCCCCGAAAATGGAGGCATTCACCTTTGGTGAACCGGTGCCGGTACTCGACCGCCGTGACATTCTGGATTACGTCGAGTGCATCAGTAACGGCAGATGGTATGAGCCACCGGTCAGCTTTACCGGTCTGGCAAAAAGCCTGCGTGCTGCCGTACATCACAGCTCACCGATTTACGTCAAACGTAATATTCTGGCTTCAACGTTTATTCCGCACCCGTGGCTTTCCCAGCAGGATTTCAGCCGCTTTGTGCTGGATTTTCTGGTGTTCGGCAATGCGTTTCTGGAAAAGCGTTACAGCACCACCGGTAAGGTCATCAGACTGGAAACCTCACCGGCAAAATATACCCGCCGTGGGGTGGAAGAGGATGTTTACTGGTGGGTGCCGTCCTTCAACGAACCGACAGCCTTCGCGCCCGGCTCCGTATTTCACCTGCTGGAGCCGGATATCAATCAGGAGCTGTACGGCCTGCCGGAATATCTCAGCGCCCTTAACTCTGCCTGGCTGAATGAGTCGGCCACGCTGTTCCGCCGCAAGTATTATGAAAACGGCGCACATGCCGGATACATCATGTACGTCACCGATGCCGTGCAGGACCGCAACGATATCGAAATGCTTCGCGAAAACATGGTTAAGTCGAAAGGCCGCAATAACTTTAAAAATCTGTTTCTCTATGCCCCACAGGGGAAAGCCGACGGCATTAAAATTATCCCGCTCAGTGAAGTGGCAACGAAGGACGATTTTTTTAATATCAAAAAAGCCAGCGCCGCTGACCTGCTGGACGCGCACCGCATCCCCTTTCAGTTGATGGGGGGCAAGCCGGAGAACGTCGGGTCGCTGGGTGATATTGAGAAAGTGGCAAAGGTCTTTGTCCGCAATGAGCTTATCCCGTTACAGGACAGGATCCGCGAGATAAACGGCTGGCTCGGTCAGGAGGTCATCCGCTTTAAAGATTACAGTCTAGAATCTAATTAAGTACCCTTAGCGCCGTCTCCAGACGGCGTGATTCTATGCAATCCAGGCAAGATTAACCCCCAACACCTTCAATTACTATATGGTTTAATAGAAATTCAATCTTTAACTTCAATATATGAAGAAGAAAACCATATAGATTTTTTCCCATTTATGTATTTAGAAACAGGCGAGCCATCTTCGTTCATTGCCTCAGCACTAAATGTTACATAATACATTCCTTTTTCTTTTGTCGAAACAAGATAGTTCAAGCGTCTTTCGGCAGAGATAGGAACGGATATATCATATAAAGGTATATTTTTAGCTTTTCCTTGCGAGCTACTTTCTTCATTAAGAACAGCCAACTCCTCATAATAATTTGGATAAAAAACTTCCGTAGCGACTTGCTTTGCACCGGCCGATAAAACACGACTAACAGCAAGGGACTTGTTATTAAGCTTCACATAAATTCGCTCATTACTGTTATTCCTAATAGTTACAATAGGCTTTATATAAAACACATCATCGATTTTAACAACATTAACGTCAACATTAAAAAATGTCGATTCTGTATTTCTAATTCTATTTCTTAACTCTATAAGATCAGCTTCTGCCTTATCCCTTTGGTGCAAAACATCAAAAGTATATCCTCCCCACACAAGTGTCAAAACAGCGCACAATGACATCACGACGTTATTAAACTGATCGTGTGTTCTGTAAATATCTTTGAATTTTAAAATTAATAATAGACATGCTATGAATAGCATGCCTATTATCAGCCAGTGTTCTTTTACAAATTCAAAGTTCATAGTTAGTCACTCGCATGCCTCGCATCACCATCTTCAGGGAAATTGATCCCCTGTCCGATCTCACGGTTCGTTGGACGAGCAGAAACAAAGCCTCTATTTTGTCTTTTTAAACGCAACTCTAGAACTTGAGAAACTCTATCAAAGTTTAATCCATCCATTGCAACCTCTTTTTTCCCTTCAATATGAGATCGAAGTTCCTCACTTATACGATTATCAACCGTTGAAGCGAAGGCTACATCATGATTAAAAATGGCCCCCATAATTAACATAAACGCAATTCCGGCCTTTCTATTATTTGTTTTAAATTGTAGCCAAACATCCCCCGGAGACATCAACATTTGTTGAGCAGTCAAGGATAACTCTCCATTATTAGAAAGTCTTTCCATCTCAAACTGAACAACTTCGTTTGTATACTCGCCATCAAACTCTTCGCCAATTAATAGCGCAAGTACCTGCACTCTATCGACCAGCTCAGCCAGCTGCTTAAGAGTATGATGCCGAATGGCTTCTGCTTGCTCGACTCTTAAGCTAGTACAGAAAATATTATCCGTTATAAAGAATGACATTAACCAATGCAGTACTTCTTCTGACTTCCCGCCCAAAGAGAATACGGTCTGGTATGCAGTAAACGATTTCTGAAGAGCTAATGGAATCTCTCGTCTGCGAACTGGCTCTCCCCATGTGACTCTACGTCTTACATGAAACCCTTCATTATTACCTAAACATTCACGCTCAAAATACGCGGAAGATGCAATAACTCCAGGAACAACCATATCACCTGACAAAGTGAAAACAACATCACCGACCTGCATATCTATGAGGAAATTTTCAATTTGGGTATGAATATTTCTTGAACCAATAGTATCTAACCCATCAACCTTTTGATTAATATTTTCATGGTTAATTTCATCATTAAAGTCAATTTGATCTGGACTTAACCTATCCAAGTGAGCAGTAGCAACCATATTGCGTTCAAGGAAGTCTGCAAAATATCTATACTTAATCCCAGGTCTAACGACCCAACACTTTACATTTAAATCAACATGTTGTACTGAAATAGCTCTTTGTGATGAAGTTCCAAGCATAGCTGATCCATAATTCAAAAAATTTTACGCATTTTACATATTTTTATTTAAGACTCTAGAGCGTTAGGAATGATGAATCGCTTCAACAGATTATTTTTTGTGCAGATAGTGTGCTTAAACCAACTCATCGTAACGAAAGCACTCGCCTGAATCGTAAAGATAACATCTCATGACTCGATTCATAGGCTAATAGTATTATGCAATGGTCGTTAATGGAGCGCGCAGTGCTTTCCCCGCCTCGCCCGCCCGCTTCGTGGGGCGGTTTTAATGCAGATGCATTATGAGCCCTGAGCTGCGCCTAACGTGACACAGTTCACGAGAAAAATAGGAATTATCAAATGCAATTTCATGCAGATAGAGAGGCATGAGATCCCGAAGCTTATATTCAACCCTCTGCCGAAATATTTCTTTGGAGAAATGCTCTAATTTTTTGCCTGAAAGCCTCACATTCATCAGGCTTTAACCTCTCAAGGTATTCAAAAATCCTAGTTTCATCCCAGCCGTTGTTATAGGTTTTCACTACCCCTCGATAAACTTGCTTATCAAGTTTATCGTTACCTCTAGTTGTAACTCTCGGGATCGATTCATCTTGGCCGTATGCTTGATAGAAATCCTTCTCAACGCTTTGGAAAGGTATGCATAAAATATTTTCACCTCGAGCATACCTTTGACCTAATTGATCTCCGTCTAACACTGAGATCACATTCTGTTGAGTCGTGAGAAAGCTCTCTCTCTCATTACGACGCATTAAATCAATGACATTAGTTCCTCCACCAACATATATTATTTTATATTCGTAGAAGTAATCATTCCCAGGAGCATTAATTATATATTCTAAGAAATTTTGCAGAACTTCATCTTCAGTAAGAATGTACTTATCCCATCCTTTAAATCCAAAAAGCGTACTTTTTATATAATTATATGATCGATTTGTAATTGTAGTTCCAGCATCACCTTCGCACATATAGTACAATTCATCATCATTCAGCGTTTGCATTAAAGCAAGTGAATGTGTTGTGAATACAATATTCACCGAGTGTCTCTGACAATATTTCCTTAGCACTGCTATAAGATGGACTTGCGCCGAAGAGTCTAGTGATATATCTATCTCATCTATGACAATGAATTTTCTTTTGAGCTCAATCATTCTAAATAAATTCAAAATAAAATACTCACCCGAGCTAAAGTAATCCTCCCTTATGTATGTTCCGTTCTCATTCAATCTGAAATAGAAAATTTCATTTTTTACAGAAAATGCTTTAAGATTATTGTAAGAAGAAGACTGATATACCTCATTGAGTATATTTATCAAATCCTCGGGAACGCTATAGCTTTCAAACGCAATACTTTTTCTAAGTTCAGTATCAATTTTACTAAGTGTTGGGAAGTTATTGAACCTCATTCCATGAGGAATGGGCAACTCGACATAAAGATTGGATTTTATATCTGCTGGAATTATTTGCTTAGTATCTATTACCTTCAAATTCTCATCATAGACATATACTATATCTTGATCATTAATATTATATACTATACTACTGTCAGGATTGAATATATATCTAGAAGATGTCTTTATGAATGTATCTGCTGATTGTAAATTTTTAATTGCTTTGATTAGCGTTGTCTTTCCAGCACCGTTCTTTCCTACAATGCAAGTCAGTTTATTTTCAGAAAGATCAATAGCAAATGACATATGTTCAACATGCTGGATTTTCGAGATCTCAATATTTATTTTCATTTTAATTTACATTCTTGTAAAAAAGCATATCGACAATCGTATTTCCGTATTTTCTCTTTAGCTTATCGAGATAACTCTTATCAATTGTGTTTATATGATTCAAAAGACCAGAAACTGTATTAACGCCCTTTTCCAAGATCTCACTATCATTCAATCCGCTAGTTTTAACCTTAGGATCTTTTATTATAGAATCTATAAATTTATCTTTATCCGTTACATAAAAATGAATCAAATGCTCAAGCTTTCTTTTTATTTTAATATCAACAGAGACTATCTGAGACGGTAAAATAACCATCCCCAGCAGCTTAATCTTACTGCCTTTTTTAATCAATTTAGTTTTTGCTGAGTTTAGTTTGAAATGTCCCTTCCCAAACTCACCCAGCAGGTCACTTACTACAGAATGAATATTCTCAAAGCCCTCATCATTTTCAGAGGAAATAATAATATCATCTGAATAGCGTGTGAATATATATTCATGGTTAATACAATATTGCTGCATCTCAACATCAAAGTCATATAAACATGCATTGCTGAAAGCTGGTGATGTCGGGAACCCTACAGGCAACGAATTATCGATAATAATATAATCTAAAATTTTATCCAAGTGTATATTTAAATCGGAAATGGGAACGTTCGATAAGTTATCAACTAAAACTGATCGTGCATATTCACGAGTTATCGATGGGAAAAAGCTTTTAATATCAGTATTGAAGAATATCTTACTACAGGCGTGAAGTTTTACTGCATCATAAGTGCTGCTTCCTTTTCTATACGAAAACACAACATCCTTATTTACTTTCAAGTATGAAAGAACAAATTCATTTATGAATTTGTGATACTCTTTTAGTTTAGAAGTGGGCTCAGCAATTAACCTTTCATCAAAGGTTATAAATTTAGTTTGTTGAAATGGTTCAAACGAAAGAAAGTTTTGAAAGGAATCTTTTTCGAAGAATGCAATATTGAAGGCTTTTTCGAGACTAAGGGGTTTCATCGTTGGCTGAGCTTTTGTTTTTTGAGTTGAATGGATTCTAAGATGAATGCTTTAACTCTCAGTCTTTCCTCACCCCAGACACCCTCCCTTCGCAGGCTTTACTTCTTGTACATACCTTCTCTCGAAAGAGAAGGCAGTACAAGAGCAACACTATATAAAGGCCTGTAGAGGCCAACATTTATGACTGGAGATGCTCCTAGTCGTTGGCATAAAAACACTTTAAACCAGATTATGAGCATTTACAACATTTCAAGCCGTCGAACGCAGCCCCAATCAGAAAAGAACTCACACGGCCATCATAACATCATGATTTAGATGGATATAAATCACCCTTCATGCTTCACCCACTCGTCCGCTATCGGGTATACAAATCTTTTTTCGCCATAAACCACTATTCCGCCACGAGCCAGCGCCTGAAGTTCCCACCGCTGCGGCGTGATACCCTGCTGCGCCAGTTCGAAGCGGATGCGCGGAATCTGAGCCCTCTCGGCTTTTGTCATTCGCCCTGATGGTGCTATCTGATGCGATTTTAATGGCTCATCGCTTCTTTGCTGTCGATTTTGCTGCGGCGCGCCGTGTTTTAATGCACTCCTGAGCACCGTCACAACTTCGGGGTCATCCCATGCAATAACCCCATCATCGACAAGATTTAGCACCGCTGCGGCATGCTCAGACGGCGTAGGTGTCATAACTGGATCGCCACCGTCGGCAAGCTTTCCACAGTTATTGACAGGACTCCGAGGCGCGGCGATGCCGCTTTTTAAAGTCAAAGGCTCAACGACCGGAACTTTCGGCACAATGCGCCAGTCCGTCGTTCTGGTGATATGAATATGACGCGCGCCGAGATGCGGCGCGTAAATGCCGACCACTCTCTCGACTTCTTCCTCGTACTCGTTAACGTCATCCGACGGGCTACGGGCGACCCTGACAGTCTGACAATCGCGCGGGACATTTGCCCCGCCCTGCGCGCTGATATACAACGCAAAATCACCACTGTCTGCAGCGGCGCGTGCAGCCTCGACGCGCTCGTCAAACTCATCAGCAATGCTGACGCCGCGAGGCAATTTGCGTAGTTCACGGTAAGCCCCCATTGTCGGCAGACCAACCGTTTTAAATTGCGGAATGCGCCACGTTGACGCCCATGCGGTAACAGCCGCAGCAGTATCTTTCAGCGGCCTGCCGGTATCGTTATCGAGCTGACCATCCAGTGCATAGCCATCGATGTTTTTTGAGATGTATTTCGCGATATACCCCGCAGCACCGCCCCGGTTAAGATGTTTTGCCTGAAAACGGTTTCGCGCGGCTCCTCTTTCGTCTCCATCCTCTTTGAGCGCGTAGCGACGCATGATTTCAATAATCTGGTTACGCTGGCGTGGATTACAAAAAAGCATCATATGCCAGTGCGGCGTTCCGTCGTGGTGTGGCTCGACGACACGCAAACCGTAGACCTGTAAATCATTATCCTTGAATGCCGTGCGCATCAGGCTCCAGATATGGCAGAGATAACGCTGCGCATCCTTTGGATTAAATGCCTCATCGTTCCAGCCGTGATTTAGCTGGACGGTTTTACTTTCGCCTTTTCTGACCTGACGTGTCGGGTGATACTTTGACGGCGCGGTCAGCGTGATAAACATCCCCACATCACCCTCTGCGGCGGCGTAACGCTCAATACCGGCGATGGTGTTCATCAGCTCCATCCGGCGAATTTCTGGATTAGAAATACTGCCCATCACCTTACTGATAAGGTCGATGCGCTCGCCGGTTTCCTTGTTTTCAAGGTCACACGATTTAAGAAATTCCAGATTTGCCTGGCGGCGCGCACGCACATCACGAATGGCATGTTTACTGGCATAAGGAGAACGGTCTTTATTGACCTCCCCGACAGCAATCAGTAACGCCTCATGCCAGCGCATACGCTGGCCTTTAAGCTGATGAGTCCACCACTCATCGTTAAACAGGCGGGCAATGGCAGAATATGCCTGCCTCGTGGTCATCTGCCCTTTACGGTATTTTTTCCAGTAAAGCGGGGAAATATTGAAAGCACGTGCAGCGCCAGCAACATGACCATAGAGGTGAGCCTGCGCCTCATCCGTAAACAGCGATTCTTTTTCGCCATGTGCATCAACCCAGGCATCGCAGAGTTCCTCATACATCATGAAAAGCTGCGATGAGATACGGGCAGCAAACTTTTTCAGCTCCTTGTCATTCATCCCCGGCAGGCGCGCATACTGGTCGCGCTCTGCCAGAAACAGCAACGACGCGTCGGTGTTCATTTCATGGCGCTGATTCACACGCTCAATGCGCGGCCATAAACGACGCTGAAAAGTGGATGTGAGGAAATAAAACCCGTGCACCGGGCTTTTATTGCGCCGGATGTAGTCATAGCGTGAAGTAAACAGCGAGCGCAAAAAGTAAGGCAGGCGGTTAATCGTGGATAAAACACCTTGCACCTGACGCATCTCGTCACGTGTAAGGGGTCTTTCGCGCCCGACGGCCTCGCGTGGCGCGTTCCATGCATAAGCACCGATAAACGCCTTACCGGTGCCTGCGGCAAATGCTGACGGAGGGACAAAACGCCCGGAGGCTTTAACGGCCATATGAGCCAAAAGCCTCTGAACAACGCTTGCTGAGTTGCTCAACCTGCGCGTTTAAATCAGCAAAAGACTTTGCGCTTCCGGTCAGAATATCGTGATGCATCAGGCCGGAAACGAGCTGGCTTAATTTCGGGTAATAACCAACCACCGCCAGCCATTCCTGACCGGCGTTTTTACCGCTTTCAGCTCTCTTTTTCTCGTGGAGAATAAACTGAAAGCTGTCACTGGTAACGACATAACGTTCGCCAATTTCAATACGAATACTCATGCCGTTCTCCGGTAATGTTTGTTTTTTGCTTCAAAGACTGACTGGCAGGAAACACAACGCGTGGCTGACGGATAAGCCGCACGACGGGCAGCAGGTATTGGCGCGTCACACTCTTCGCAAACCAGCGCAGAAACACCGCAATGCTTTACCCTTGCCGCGTTAATCTGGCGCTCCAGTAATTCAGCCTGTTGTTCCTGAATAAAATCCACGTTGTCCGGCATTACCAGCTCCTTTTGTCGTTCAGTTTCTTAAATTCATCAGCGCAATAGCTGGCAATTTCAGCCGTTACTTTTGTCAGTTCATCTACGGAGGAAATTTGCTTGTGAAATACAGCGCGTTTCACAAGTAAATTGACCACATCAGACAGGAGGTTTAATTCGTTCTGATAAATCGCGATAACAGATTCAGTTATTTCGTGTTTTTCTTTATCAAGCCTAAGTTGAATAAGAGACAAATCGCCATTTTTCATAACGGAGATTTTTAAGGCATTGTTCAGTAATACAATTGAACGAGAACAGGACATCAAAGCACCTCCCCGCGAGACAATCCGATATTGTGAAATTTTTCCGACTCCTGACTGAGCAGCTCGACTATCTCCACGCGGGATAACTCCGCCTTTGTGATGTGGCGAATCATGGCGTCAAGATGAGAAGAAAAGCGCGTCGCTGCATCGGCCTGTGCTTCGGTTCTGGCCTGTTGCAGCAGTAATGCGTATTTACCGCACTGATTTTCAGAAACTATATGCATGACTTTCTCCAGGCAAAAAGAAGCCCCGCACGATTAAGTGCGTTAAAAACTCTGGTTAATTATTTAATGCAGATATTGCTCTGGTTTAACCGACGTCAGAATTGTCGGTGCATACTCAAACAGGCTGAATAATTCACGTAATGCACGGAATAAAGCATCACGCCAGTAACATGACTCTTCATTAATTCGCCAGTATGGCTGGTTGAATTCTTTTTCAGTCAATCCGGCATGCATAAATAAAGTACGACGCTGACTGACTGTTAAAAAACTAATATATGCATACTCACTTGCGCCAACCTGACGGCGTTTTGAGAATGCACCACGCAATTCATCAATTGCACATACCAGTCGTTCACGTTCGACGTCGTTCATTTCTTCAAAACACATCGTTGCGTGACGCTGTTTTAACTGAGCATGGAAGCAAACCGTTAGCCGTTCGCGTTCCATCATCTGATTATAATAATCGCATGTCTCCTGCCAGCGAGGGACGGCCAGATGCTTACCAATTATCCGGCGCATAGTTGCTGGCTGTTTTTCAACGAGATTGAGCGTCATCACTGTCATTTCCATACCCTCCGGCTTTTCAGAAAGGTCAGAGCCTTTTTTAACGGACTCTGTTTTTTGGTGCGGATAATGATTCCCTTACGCCCCTTACCGTGGGTGATGGTGAAGTCAATCGCCCTGGGGCTTTCGTTACGCAATAACTGAGCAATACAACGAGGCTCGTTCATCCTTTCCACCTTAAGCCGCACGGCCATGTCTTGATTTGCTGTAACTAATGCGATTTTTCCAGTCATGCCATTCTGTCGGAGCTTCATCAACTAGCTGGGCTGCGTACTTGTCCCACTCACGGCGATTAATCCATAATTCAGCTTTCCCTCTTGGTTTTAATGGGTCTGTCATGTAGAAGGCTGGCAGCTTTCCTGCTTTAGCCATTTCAGCCACCGCGCGTGGTGTCTTACCGATGTAAAGAGCAAAACCTTCTTTCGACAGCAAATCAGATGGGCGCTCTGAAATCTGAATGCTTTTACGTTTGGCTTCATTTTCGAAACTTGCCTCATCGCTAGTTGGACAAGAAATTTCTACATTTGTCGTCACTTTGCTATCCTCCATAAGATTTGCGATTCACCAACTGGAGCCATCTAGAGCCTTTTTGAGCGAATCACAAATTGCCAAGTAACAATATAATTGGAGATTAGCAAAATTATGTCAAGTGAACAAAGTGAGAAACTAAAGCTCATCCGTGAATCCGAACGCCTTAAAACTAAGGAACTTGCTGAATTAATTGGAATTAATTACTACACATATCATGGATATGAATCAGGAAAATCAAAAATGCCTATGGAAGCAGGTATGAAGCTGTTTAAGCATCCACGCTTTCGCAAGTATCGTGACTGGTTCATGTTTGATGAAACAGATCCAGCAGCTGGACAAATAGCCCCGGCTCTCGCACACATTGGGCAAGACTCAACAACCTTGCACCACTCAGACCAGAAGACTGGCTGACGATTTATTCAGCATATGTGTGTAGTAAATGTACGAAAGAAAATTGCATTAATTTTCAAGTAGTAGAAGTAAACAGCGTCATCGGAGGGCTTTATGTCTATTAAAAAGCTCGATGATGGTCGTTATGAAGTGGACGTCAGACCGCAGGGTGCAGATGGAAAACGTATCAGGCGGAAATTTAAAACTAAAGGTGAAGCTCAAGCATTCGAACGTCATGTACTGGTTAACTACCACAACAAAGAGTGGTTGGAGAAACCAGCCGACCGCCGAACTCTTACAGAGTTGTTAGGCAGATGGTGGATATATCACGGAAAATCACATGAGCGTGGAGATATTGAACGGGGGCGTTTAACGACAATAATCGCCAAATTTGCAGAAATGGGAGTGTCCAGAGCTGACCAGCTAACAAAGAAAACGATAACTGATTATCGCGTTGTAATGATGAACGATGGTCTGAAACCAGCCAGCGTAAATCGACATCTGGCAATAATGAGCGGGATGTTCACCAAGTTAATTGACGCCGGTGAATACCACTCTCACAACCCGTTCCGTGAGATTAAACGGTTACGTGAAGCTGTTACGGAAATGGCTTTTTTGTCCAGTGAAGAGATTACGCGGCTGTTATCCATGCTTGATGGTGATGAATTAAATGCAACTCTGGTCTGCCTTTCTACTGGTGGACGCTGGAGTGAAGTATCTAATTTAAAAGCTGAACACATCATTAACCAGATGGTTACGTTTATGAAAACTAAAAACGGAAAACGCAGGACAATTCCCGTTTCGCAGGACCTGATTAAACGGATCAAGACCAAAAATTCAGGCAGGCTTTTTAATGCCAGTTACTACAAAGTGCGTAACGCTCTCAGGGAAGTAAAACCCGATTTACCTGACGGACAAGCAGTACATGTTTTGAGGCATACATTTGCCACACATTTTATAATGAATGGAGGTAACATAATCACATTGCAGCGCATCCTGGGTCATTCTAACATTCAGCAAACTATGACCTACGCACACTTTGCACCGGATTTCTTACAAGATGCTGTGACTCTTAACCCGGTGTCAGGAATGTCCATAATGCGTCCATAA